CCTATACTAACGTATGCCCCACCATGCAATGTGGTGGGCGTCGCCAGCAGTAGCACTACCGTCCCAGTTGGAACAGGGTACTACTTGCGTCTTACTCGTCGTGGCCTTTCGGCGCGTGACGACCCCCCCTTTAGAAGCCTGGACATGCAAAATGTCTTCAGCAGTCATGAAAGGGTGTTCAGATGGACGCCCATCAAGCGATAACCACATACGAACAAATGCACGGCCACTAAATTGCTTAGCGACGGTGATAGTTCGTACGTAAAACGGGGAGAAAACTTTAAGGTCTTCTTCTCGGATTAAGCGCTTGTCTCTAAGGTGATTCTTTTCCCTGTTCGACAACCACGGGCATAAGCCTGACTGGCGAGCAAAGGAAAGCGGAACGCGTAAACCACAGTCCGAATTAGACACCAGCGGGATTAACCGCCGATGCCTAACCGGAACGTGAGTTAGCGCTTCTTGATAAGTTTCAAGATAACCGCAACCCTGTTGATTACTAGTAATGTCTGCGATAGAATTGCAGATAAAATAGATATCTTCATAGGTTTGAACCTCTCTTTTGAGATAAAATGGACGGACATTCTTTCCGAGAAAGAAGTCTGCTCCGCATGACTCCTTGAATGGACCAGAGATAAAGGATTTCTCTTGGTTCACCAAGAAGCCGCACCAGTTTAAGGATGCAACAACTGCGGGGGCGATCTTAAGTCGAACGATTATATCATCGCCATAAACGGCGAAATCGCGTCGACGAAAGGATTCGCCAAGATCTAGAGCAGTAGCTTTCGCTACTGCCCAGAAAATCAGACTCTCCAATGGGAAAGTGTAACCGTTACCCATGGCAGAAAACTTACTATAAGTAAAGCTTTCGCCATTCAAATCGCCGGCATCGTGCCGGAGATCGGATAGTAACGCGAACCACTCGGGTGTTAACAGCAACTTAACCAACTCCGAAGAGATAGTGTCAGAAGCTGACGCTAGATCGATAGTGGAAAACTGGTTAGGGTTTTCTTGACCATCAATCTGATGGAACCGAGATCCTGACATTGCCAGTTCCTGGTTCTTACGCTGATCGGTAAGATCAACACCCACTAGCTTTAGTCGACCTTCAAGGTAGGTTTTAACACCTAACTGAAGGTACATATTCAAGCTAGCTCCTATTGCGATAGGACGGTCTGTTTGACAGTCCTTCGGGACGAACGTAATGCGATCGTTTTCTACTAGTTCCACACAATCCCAGAAGATTTGAATTTCTTTCTGGAACTGTGGAGTCGCGGGCAAAGGAATTGCCTTACGACGACCTGATGACTCAAGAACATCGAGCCAATGCGGGTTTCTAGAAATAGCAGCAAGTGCATAGGGTGCGGCGCGCTGGGTAACAGTATATGGAAAGTCCATATACTTGTAATAAGGGGTTACCCTATTACCGTTACTCAGCAACGTCGACCCTGGACCGTGGTTTCCTCCATCTAAGATTTTGTTTATAGTCTTAGGTGTCAATGGGCCAAGCACGTCCTCGATAAGACGACGCGCATGGCGAACCCATTGAGGAAGTTCATCTCGTGAGAGATTTCTCAACTTTTCGTTAGTAAGAGAACACTGAGATTCAGCCGCACGCCATTTATCAATGGCTGTTGTGCGTGTGTCGAACGGTGTTTCTTCCTTTCGGAAAGGGAACTTCTTAAGAAAAGCTACGGCCCGCCTATCACACCGAACATCGGTGAGAGCTGTGAGCGAAGAATACACTGTGGTCTTCGCATCCAGCTCTTTGACGACCTTAACAACAGAAGCTAAATCACGTGCTTGGATTGCACATAATAAAAGCTCCCGAACTTCGGGTCGCCAAGAGGCGGGGAAGCCTGCAACAAGGGCTTCATAAAGCTCCCAGTGTACGTCTTTCGACGATACGGGCTGGGTGGGGCTCGAGTTATCGATACC